TCTCTTGACTCGATTTCTTCTTTTACTTGGTCAATTAGTTCTTGTATTGTCATTGTTAAAAGTTTTGCTCCACCCATTGGCGGAATGATTGTTGAATCTCAATTTGTTGCTGGAAGATATCCATGTTTCCACCTTCCAGGATGGCTGCATCTGCTCGCTCAATCTCTTGGAGCAGCATATTTGCCTTCTGCTTGATGACTCGCTTGAATACACCTTGATCGTTGAGGTCCTCGATGAAATCACCGAGCACTGGCAGCACTCCACATAGTGCGAGTAGTTTTTGTTCTCTTGTCATTTGATTGCCTCCTCAAATTCTTCTTTTGTTACTGATTTCACATCAAATTGTCTCTCATTGGTTGTGATGTTTACTGAAAAATAGTCACCATTTCTCTTGAGGTTTTTGCAATACTCCTCAGCCAATTCATAATAAGCATGATAGCAGTCAATTAATATGTATTTTCTTTCTCTTGTCATTTCAAAAAGTATTTCTTGTGGTTGTCTTTGGTTAATTGGTAGCCGAGCTGCTCATACATCTTGAGATATCGGTAAACTGAACGCTCACTGATTCCAAGATATCTGACCATGGCTTGCACTGGTCTTGGCTTCTGCTTGAGGAATTCCATCAGCTTGATGACTCTCATGATTCGTTGCTGATTCATAATATCTTTTTTAAGTCTCCTGGATTTAATAGAGAAATACACCATCCATTTGCATTAGCATAATACTCTGGTTCTTTTTTCCAGTTAATCATTTCTACTATTTCGTAAGCGTGTCCCGCTTCCTTTATTGCTTTTAAAGTAGCTTTTTCTTTGTTGTTCAATGCTCTTCTCATAACGGTGTTACTTTGAATTTACCATCATTATAGCGACCCGTCTCGATAAGGTCCATTTTTTTCCAGTATGCCAGCGATTTGCTGGTGAATATCCACTCTTGAACGACTGCGAGCCCGATGTGGTAGGTTAGTTTGAATCTCATATCTCTTGCATTTTGATTTCACAAATTCGATTGTATAGATCGTGGTTGAATGATGTCCAGAATCGGTTGACCTGGTAGTGGTTAAACGAACCAATCAAGCTCATCCTCGTTGATGGCTTCGACATAGGCTTGCTCGAAATAGCATTGCTCGTACAGCTTGGCGAGGTAGTCATCGCATTCTTTTGTTTGTTTGATAGTAAGTTTTTCATAATAGTATTTTTCTGTTATTTTGTAATCTCCATAAGAGTCACCAACTCTGATGGTATAGGTTGCCATGGTTGTGCCATTGGTCTCGGTATCACCCACATCTTCGAATTCAACGAATAAATCAACGGCAGCTTCGCCAAATATCTTGATGCACTGGTGGTCACGGATATCGATATCAATCATTGGTTATTGTATTTATCGTTGTACACATGGTTGACGTACTTATCAAAAGAAGCTGGCAGCTCATAGCTCTTCTCATGATATATTTGTTGGTCGATGCTTGGATGGTCCATCACCGGTCTTGATACGGTTGTAGTCAGCCAGAATAGGAATGCGATTCCCGCAACCATCACAGCTGCGCCACCAAGTATCTCACGTTGGTCTTGGTTTAGGTTCTTAATTGTTTTCATTTTCTTCGATTGTTTCTATGGTTTCTAATAAGCCTAAAAGTGAACCCCAAGCACCTAAAGCGTAGCGGGTGTGTTTGTGGTCTGTGCCGTATTGACTTTGGCAACATCTAAAATCCGCGTACAATTCAGCTTCTTTGCTGCGGATGAGCTCTAAAATTTGTTCTTTGTTCATAATAAATTGTTTTTGTTTCTGCGAATATACGCAACTTTTGCAAATATGTTCACTTTTCTAAACAAATTTTTAATTTTTTTTCACATTTATTTTTGTGGCGTAAGGTTTTACCCTGATTTTGTGACAACTTTCGTCAGGTTTTACCCTTATTTTGTGACATAACTTACCCTATAAGGTACAAAATACCACTTTAAAGTGCGTTTTAATACCCGTTAAGGTGCAATATATTATGCATTTAGTCGGAATTTTGCCGATTTTGTATAATATATTAAACAAAAAAGGGAGCCCGAAAGCTCCCCCAAAACAACGTATTATGAATACGGCACTAAATTACAAAGGAAATTTCATTGAGTCGATACTCTTGACGGTTTTTCTTGCATTGTCTTGCTCATATCTTCTGCACTCAATGGTAAGGATGCGCCCTCCTGTTGGCTTCACTGGAGCACCTCGCTCAACGTGCCATCCTTTTGAGCCATCACCGTACTCTTCTTTGTAGGTACCAGTGAGCATGAGGTGAATGTCTTTGTGTTGGTGTCGGTATCCTGTCTTTGAGTGAGATGTGATTGTATCACGCACATCATTTCGGGCAGCATTCTCGTGGATGTGTCCCATTGTGAAGACATCGAAGTCCTCATACATCTCCAAAGCACGAGTCAAGTTGAGTGCTCCCTTGGTGACTACACCTCCACCACCTGAGCCGTGAAAGTATTTGATTTTGGTAGTCATCTGCACGTTGCCATTGAATGTCTGACGCACAATAAGCCACCCACCATAGCCACCTGTGAAGACATTGCTGCCAGCTTTGTAGTTGAGAAGGTCAACGAATCGCTGAAGGATGTCGGTCTCCTGGTGCTTGATGATTGCGGTCTCGTGGTTGCCGTATCCGATTACCGTCAGGATGTGAGCATACGGCAGAAACCATTCAACAGCCGTCTCAACCACACTATCCAAGTACTTTGCATTGTTGTGCTCAGGTCGGATGTCTGACTTGTTCCCTCTGCGATCTCCGCGACCCTGCATGAGGCATAGCATATCGCCATTAATCATGACGGGGATGTTGCGCTCAAGACAATAGTCGAGGTCACGCTTGAGGAGCTTCCAATCGCTTTTGGGATTGTCCCAGTGGAGGTCTGACAACATCGCTATCTTTACCAGGTTGCCATCGAGCTGAATCTCGTGGATGTTCTTGGCGTGCTTTTTTACAATCATATTTCTTTTTTAGAGTATCTGAAGAGGTACATGGTACCCATACCAACCACAAAGCCAAGAATCAGCACCCAAAATGCGGGCTTTTCTTTCTGTGATTTGTACTTTGCCACCTCAATCTTCTGCACCTGGTGAATGGTGTCACGCTTGAGCTTGTATCGAATGCGCTCCTGGTATCTCGTCAAGGGCACAAAAGACGTCTTGTAGCGAACGATTGTATCCTTGGTGGTGTGATAGTACTCGTATACAATTTTGTTGTCTACAATCACGGGAAATGAGTCTACTGAGGTGATGCGGATGGTATCAGCTACGCTATCACAGCGATATCCTTTCTTGATTGCTTTGTTCAAGTGGTAGTTGAGACCACAAGATGTCGCAAATATTGTCACAATTAGCGACAAAATGGTGACTTTAAAATTCATCGATGAGACAATATGAGGTGAATTTCTGTGGCTTGCAGAGCTTAATGAACTCTTTGTATTTGGTGACGTTGTTGACCACCTGGCAACCAGCTGACCACCATCCGATGGATGTGCCTGATGGCTTGCTCAAGTCGTATGTGTTTGGGTGAAAGTTGATACCAAAGTATCCGGTGTCGAGATTGCCTTGCTCTTCGCTGTCGTAATCTTTGTCGGTGTCACGATACACCTGGACAGCAGCTCCAAGCTGGAGAAGTGCATCGACCTTGCCATTGTGCTTGCCGAACTTCCAAACATCATAGTACCATTGCTCCGATTTGAGCACAGCTGCGCCCTTCTTGTTGACCTTTTCAAACTGCTTGAGAGTCGGTGTTCCTGGGTTGGTGGTGCCAGATGTCACCCAGATGAACTCTTCGCCTTTGAATAGGTAGAACTTATCATCGAAGCTGTTGGCTGTATCCTCAGCAGAGCGCACTCCGAGAATCCAGTGCCCTGATGGAATGCCAATATAGTTGTGAAGTGACTTGACTCGCTCGAGTAGTTGCTTATCGTTATACGTTTTGACCATCTCTTATTGTTTAATAATAGACCCCGCCAAAATTATCGACGGGGGATTCTCGGTGTTCAGTTATCTTGAGCAGTCGAGTGGAGTTCTTTTATCTTTTTATTCCATACGGTGAGACCGATGGCAGTTGCTGAGTAGGTGAGAAGCCCAACAAAGACGAACTCATGCACCTTGAATGGCTTGAGAAGCGGCAGAAATGCGTAAACAATCGCCATCCAAAATGATGTGAATGCGCTCAATCTCTTGATTGACCACTTTCCTTCAGGCTTGAGCGTGTCGCTTATTAGTTTTTTTATCATTTGGCAGCACTGCATAGATTCTTTCTGGTAGTTCAATTCGAGTGTGTGTAGCTTGTCGAAAGCTCTGCTCTTTGTAGCAGTCATACAATGCGGTCTCAACCTTATTGAGTCGGCTGTCAGTGTGCCACAACCACAAAGCAAGCACCCCAGTTACTCCGTATTTTTTTATGATCGTAACGAATTCGGTCATCAGATTACGAGCATTTGGTTGTTGTATCCGTTATTTCGTGGATAGCCGCAGTTCCACTCATTATTCATGAAGCAATCACCTGTGCACTGTACGCATTCGATTTGTGGGCGAAGGTCAGTGTCACGATTCTCATGGCTGATAAAGATGGGATACTCTGCACGATTCTTGACCAGGTATCTGATAAGACGCATTTCAAAGAAAGATGCCTTCTGTGCGAAGTGCTCCATGCCGAATGCAACCTCGCTGCGAGATACGCTTGAGCTGTTATCTCCGAATTGAGTCTGAAGTCCTTTGTTCTTGAGCTGATATGTCAAACCAAAGACAGCATCTTCGGCAGACCTCCACGCAATTACGGGCTGAATGAAAGCCACGAGCTGCTCCTCTTCGGTTGTGAGAGTCTGGTCATTGTATGCCTCGAGCAAATGGTTGTAGAATACAGTGCCCAAAATTGGCATCACTCGAAGCTGCGCTTGAGTTGCTACATATGGAAAGACATCAGTCACATCCACATTGGCTGTGATGGGTGTGTTGGTCTTGAGGTAGTTTTCTGTGATAAAGTACAACATTAGGCTTGAGGTGTTTGAGATTGTGCTGCTGATGCTTGTGCTTGAGTAAGCTCACCACCTTCAATCGGTGGGAGTGATGCGAGTGCTCTGACCTCATTGATGGTCATTGTCTCGAGTACCTTGGTAGCAACCAATGGGCTGAGTGAGTTGAGTGCGTCAGATGTCTTCGATGCATCGCCTTCGATTTCAACAATGGTCTCATTGATGATTTGGAAGTTGTTGATTGTGAAATCTGCATTGATTTTGGCAATGCGAAGGATGTCATTGAAGATGTCAACCACTTGCTCACGCAATGGCATCACGACATTCTTTTCAAAGATGACATATGCTTGCTTGATATCGCTACCAGAACCAAGTGAACCAGTGGTACGGACACCCATCAAGATTGGGTCAATGGTGTGAGCAAAACAAATCTGCTCGGTGTTGAGTCCTGAGGCCTCCTGGAAGAGCTTGTCATTCGAGTTAGTTGGGATGCTCTCAATCTTCGGTAGTTGGTCTTGTGAGTTGGCAAAAAATGCGACAGCTTTGCCAGCGTTGGCGGCTCCCTTCATCTTGTCGATGGTACTTCTCAAGACGTTCTTCTCCTCTTCGCTCTGTGGTCGCTTCGGGAACATCATGGCAAATGATGGAAAAATGCTGTTTTGAATGTTTGATTTTGCGAAGTACGAAAGTTCGCCCGAGAGATATGCGAAATTTAGTGCGGATGTGTACTTTGGCAGCGGATACCACTCTTGGCCCAAGCACTCGACCTCGTATACAAACAACTGACAACGATCAGTGCACGTCGGATGGTATCTCTTTATCGGCATCACATCAATGCGGCTGCTCCAATCGTCACAAATAAAATAGCTTTGTGGGTCTCTACCTCTCCTCACCTTGTCTGGCGATTGGTTCTCGATGCGAGTGAGCTTCATCTTCTCATCAAAGTAGAGCTTGAAGTATACACGATTATGCACAATCAGTTGTTCGGTTGTGATTCTGACTGTCTTTTTTAGTTTAGATTTCTTTTCGAATGTGTACAAATCAAGAAGCTCTTGAGGTGTGGTCGTGGATGGTTTCAACTCGATGCCACCACCAACTACTGCATTGGTCTTGTAGTCCACGATGGAACCATGCAGAGGCGATGAGTACACCAGCTGATTCAATACGCTTGGAAATAGATTCGAATCGCCAAATGGAATCCATCCGGTGGTTTGATGTCTACCATTGACATATGGTAGAGATAAATTGCCAGCACCAATGTTGAGAAATGGTGTTGAAAAGGATTGATATCCCTCTACCATCTCGGGTGCTTTTTGCTGTGATGTTCTGAATCGGTCAAATATGCCCATGATTAGTCGTAAATTGATGATGTTGATGCGCCACTCACAACCATTCTGCCCTCCTCAATGACCACTCCAGTGGTGTCGCTGATTTCTGTTGGCGGTATGGTTGATTCATAAACGCTGTATGTATATTGTCCCTTCATTAGCTCGACATCAACAGGCTCATCCAGGTAGAATAGATTGAATCTTTCTGGATAGTCGGAGTCATCAGGTGCGGTGAAGAGAATCGGGTCGGATGTTGGGTTCATTTCGTTCTGAAAAACGAACAAATAATAAGGTGAAGTAAGTGTTGACACCTCTGTCAGCGTCAGCACAATCGAATTCACCTCTCCTTTATTGATGTATATCATTATAGTTATATTGCAAATAGGTCAAAAAATGTTCACAAACAAAAAAAGCCACCCTGTTGGATGGCTCTTTTAGTAGGTTATTTCAAATTAAATAACAGCAAGGACAGCAGCCTCTGCGATTTCGTATGCAAGGAAGTCATTCTCTGCCACCAAAGTCACGGAATACTTACTACCATCTGCACGATTTTGGCCAGAGCCTTCGCCAACTGCGCTCAACTGAAGGTATGGGAAGTACCAATATTTCCCGTTCATATCCTTCACGATTGCGTTGAGGTATTGTTGACCAGCACCCAAGATTTTGATGGCTTGAGATTTGTCCTGGTCACGTCGGTGGAACATCAAGGTGATGGTCGCAGTGACATAAGATGAACCATTCACAAGGTCAATAGCTGCATCTTCAACATAGCTTCCAGTGTTGCGACGTATCTCGAAAGGAGTATAGTCAGGTGCACCAACTACTAAATTGATGTCATTGATTTCCCATGTTCCAGTTGGAACAACGGCGGTATCGATATTGTCTTGCTGATTAATCCAAATCTTTTCGATGCCACCACTATTGTTGTCGCACGATTTTACGATTGTTTCTAAAGCTTCACACATTTTTTTTGAATTTAGTCAGATTTTAAAAAAAAGGGGGGAATTTCACCCCCCTAAATTATTTAGGCAGCTGCGTTGTAGAATACAATCTCACCACCGTTCACATGAGTGAATCCGACTTTCATGTTTGCACGAGTACGGATAACCGGCTCAGCAACTGTGTCAGCTAAGTTGATAGCACGCAATGCTTTACCATCTCCTTCAGCATCAAAACTGTATATAAGATTGCCTTTCAACGTAGCGACAATCTTGGATGTCGTACCCATACCAGGACACAATACCATCTTGATACCCAAGTAGGTGAAGTCAAGAGCTTGAGTCAAGTTAGCTTGAGTGTTGGCAGCAGCAACAGCAGCACGGTAAGCCGTAGCAACTGGAGTCGATACATAGATTCTCAAATCTTCTTGGTTGGCGATTACAGCAGCTGGGATAGCAGCGTAAACTAAAGCCAATTTAGCAAGGACATTTGATGGAGTGATCGCAACTGGAGAAGCGATATCAATCACAGCTGAATCAGCAAGCAATCCTTTTACATAACCGTCACACAATGCGAGGGCAGGAACCAATGATTCAGTATCACCCAACCAACGAAGTTTTTCGATGTTCTCAGCGATTGTTTTTGCCATTTCATTCCAGTAGAAATCCATGAAAGATGCAACAGTAAAGTCACCGTTAGAACCTTTTGTCATTTGAAGAGATACGAATGACTGCTCCAAATTGAATTGG